CCACGATCCAGGCCCTCTCCAGAACGTCCCAGCAGGTGTATGTTCGTAATACCCCCCACTGATGATAAATGTTCCCCAATTCCACGGGTGGTCGTGTAGGATGGGCTCATCTGACAGGAGGATTTTGTGCAGATAGGCATTAAACGGTACGTTCACGTTCCGTTCTAGGTGATCTGATTTCTCTCGAAATATCAAATGATGTCGGATCATATATGGTTTATTATGAGAACGATCATGAATGATCCGTTTTCTTGTGAGAGGCATTATTCAAATATCCTGTTATGAGTATTATTAACTCTAACAAATGTGGTACACTTTGATAAATCCTTTAACCTTCGCGCACCAACATAAGTACAAGCAGATCGAATACCACCAAGAATATCTGTAACAGTATTTTCAACTGGACCGCGATATGGTACGGTCACTGTCTTACCTTCTTCTCCACGATATTCTCTATTGGAATGTCCATGTCTATCCATTGCAGTCTTGGAAGCCATTCCATAAAATTCCATACCAATTGGTTCTGGGTTATCATCTTCAAAAACTAATTTGCCATCACATTCTTCATGTCCAGCAAGCATACCAGCGGTCATAACAAAATCTGCACCAGCAGCAAAGGCTTTAACAATATCTCCACTAGAATTACATCCACCATCTGCTATTATGTGACCCCCCAAACCATGTGCAGCATCAGCACATTCAATCACAGAACTTAACTGTGGATATCCTATTCCTGTTTTAATACGAGTAGTACATACACTACCGCCGCCGATACCCACTTTAACAATATCAACCCCTGCAACTATTAATTCAGCTACCATATCAGCAGTTACAACATTTCCAGCAATAATGGTTGCAGCAGGTAGGAGATTTTCTCTTAAATGTTTAATTGCATCTATGAAATTAATCGTATATCCATTTGCAACATCTAATCCCACAAATGCTATATCAGGAAAGGTGGTTATAACTCCCGATAATTCCAATAACTCATTATTCGATATACCAGACATTACACAGAGTTTATCTTTACGCTCTGCTTGTCTCCATTTTTTACCATCTTTATTATAATGTCTAGCAATACATGTTGTCATTCCATGTTTACTTAATTCATTATGCATTTCAAATGTACCAGTAGTGTCCATGTTACTTGCCATAACAGGAATACCTGTCCATTCTTTACGACTATGATAAAACGTATAGGTTCGTTCCATCTCAACATCAAACCGTGAAGTAAGTGCTGATCTTTTAGGACGAATTAATACATCTGAATAATCTAACTTGATATCGTCTTCAATTATCATCCGTTAGCTGGACCTACTGTTTGGGGGTAAACATGATGATTATCTTCGACAACCATATATTCATCATTCCAATGAAATGCTTCCTTCACTACAGGAGCAGAAAGTCCCTTATATACTTGATGCAACTTCTTATCTTTTGCAGCAACAAGAACCGCTGCTTCACTTTCATGAAGGCCCTCTAACATCTGAACAAACATAGTTTCTCGTTTATTTTGAGTGATCAGATTATCACCACCCTTAATGAAATGGTATAACTTACGAGATTCGTAAGATAAAGAAGCATGTTCTGTTCCTTCTGGTGCTTCATTACGAGTATATGGAACATCACCTTGAGGAAGGGCCCATTCAATATTTGAATCAAAAGATGATTTGATTACCATTCTTAAAGATTGGTGGTCATGTTCTCGTAGAATATTAACCTTTTCCTGTTTAGTCTTAACTTTTGAAACCTTTTCCAAGATTTCTGATATTAGTAAATTCATTTTAAAATTCTCCTATAGATTCAGTGAGATTTTTCAATCTCTTTTGTATAAAGTAATTTAGTAGTTTGCTACGATCACCAAAGGGAGCTTCATTATATGAATTAATTATTTCCTTAGTAAGTTCTTCTGGCGTATAAGTCAAATCAATTAACTTTCTATTTCTTTGGTAATTTCTTTTCACTTCATCATTGGGTGCAACATCATCAAAATCATGTTCCATCCATGAAGCAATTTTATTTTTACCTAAGGGCTTTTGTCGTAGTCCATCAGTAAAAGTATTGTCAGGGGATAATACGTTTGGAACACCATCACTAGTATCCCCCTTAAAAATATGTTCTTTAAGATATTCGCCAGGATTTTCACCATTTACATTTTTCTTTGTAATTGGACTATATTGTTTTACATTAGGATATTTTTGAAGCTGAATAAAATCTTTATCACCAGAAATTATCATAATTTCCTCTGAAATGGTTGCACAAAGAATTCCTATGATATCGTCAGCCTCTGCACCATATACTTCTAAAAACTTATATGGTAGGTTATTTTTAAGTTCATTTTTTATTTCATTGAGGCAAAGAAAAATTGCGTTCCAATCATGTGCAGATTTTTCTCTACTCTTACGTCTTCCAAATTTATATTCTGGAAAATAGTCACGCCTCCAATAGTGTTTGGAGTCATAACACAAAACCAATTCGCCAAATTCAGAAGAAAAACGAGTGCGATACATACGAAGAGAATTGAGAATCATATGTCTTACCATCTTCTCATCAATCTCTATAGACTTACTCATATGCAAGTGCATCATAATACTTGCAACAGAAATCTGATTCATATCAACTAAAATCATTATTCAATTACCATATTAGCATTAAAACTCATACTTCTTCGTTCACCCTTACTTTTAAAAGGATATACAAAATGTTTCAACCATGATGGAAATACTAACATCTTACCCACTACTGGTTTAAACTTTAAATTGTCACTTCTAAAATTTTGATTTTCACCAAACATAAATTCTATTAATCCATTTGCTGGATAATGATCTTCAAAATCTTCTTCTATTTCTTTGTGCATATTGGGGGGCATTTTAAGATAGATAACTGCTGAGAAATCTCCAGTATGGTGATGCCAAGGATTATATTCTCCGGCATATTGACTGACTACCCAACTATGGGTCAAATGTATATTAGCTAATGTTGGAACAACATCACCAGCAAGTTTCTTCCATGCATGATGATTACCTTGTTTTATAGATTCCTTTAGATAATCAACACATGCACCCCTCATAGTAGTAAAAAGAAGTTCCCTATGTTCTTCATTTCTAACAGGGATTTGAATTTCTTTATATACCTTACCTACAAGTTTATGTGACCAATCCCATTCAACGCTTGCAATTTCACTATCTAGAACCTTGTCAGCAGTATCGTTGACAATTTCTACGAACTTGTCTGAAACAGTGGATTCCATTATCGTTGGGGAAAAGGGTCTATGAAATTTCGGGGTCATCATAATTATCATCAAATAATTTAATATATTCTTTCAATAAATCTTGATTCACTTCAGTTGCTACCGAATTATCTATATCAATTGTAATTTCTACAAGTTCTTCAAATAATTTTTGTGTGGGATGTTTAAGTCCCATACTTCTATATATACATCCTTTCGTGAACTCTATTAATAGTGCAACATCACGAATAAAAGTTTTCTCTGAAATATCAATTCCATTTTCGCCCATGCCATGCATCATTTGAACTATCAAACTTTGAGTTAATTCTTCAGCAAAACCAAGTCTTTCCTGCAATTCAAGAGCAGTTTCGTCAGGAAGCTTTACTTTTCTTTTTGTCTTTGGCCACGGCCCTTGTACTACGTTTCCGTTTTCCTGTTTCGACATTAGAAATTCCTTCTTCTTCATCAAACATTTCTTGTGTATATACAAAACCTAATAGTGGGTAATAAACCCCAATATCAAATTTTGGTTCGCCCTTCTTGGGCCCATACCAATAATATGCTTGTGATATACAACGAGCCTCGATTTTATTTTGTTGATGTTCACCGTAAAACATATCTACCCAATCTCCATCTCTTAGATATTTTTGAAGATTTCTTACATATCCTTCATGGATACTTACTTGAGCTAGAGCACCTTTTATTTTCCTTCTTAAATTAGATCGTGCAGAACTCGCAAGGTCTTTCTGTGACTTAATCCATAGTTTAACTTTTTTGGGATGTAATGGATGGTCATCAGGAAGATTTCTCAAAGACTCATGAATACCACTCATTCCATAATCAGGGTCTTTAGCTTTACGTTTTTCCCTCGCTTTTTCCAAACGTGCTGCAGCTGCAGCACGCTGTTCCTCACTCATAGGTTTGCGTGGTTTGCGCCTCTTCTTAGGTGCTTGCCAATTACTGTTATCAGTCTCAACGACTATTATTTTTCGTTTGGCCATTCCCGTCTTCCTCTAATTCACGTTTCATAACTTCACGTTGTTGTCTACGAATTGCAGCAGCTTTTGATCGTCTGCGTTTCTCAGACCTTGACATATAATATTCACGTTCTCTTAATTCGTTAAAAAGTCCGTCTTGTTGGAGTTTCTTTTTTAAAACCCGAATTGCTTGATCTACGTTGCCATTACGAACTTCGACTCTCATGGTTTATCCTTTTTTATCGCAGTTTTATTAAAAGTAGCAAGAACTTCACTAATAGTTACAAGTTCCTTATCACCGTCCTTATCGGTTTTAGTAACAATAAAACCATCTTTCTCTAATTTATCAAACATATTACCTACAACGCCTTCAACAATATTTTTAGATTTTAAATACGCTCCAAGATAATATGCTGATGCTATTGATCCAACAGCAATTATTGTATGTGTTAAAGTATCCATAATAATATTTATCTCTTCATTTCATTCTTTATATACTATACACGAAAAATAAGAGAATGTCAAGAACTTTTTTAGCCCTAATATACTACAAATGAAGTAAAAATATGTATATTACGACAGTTAAACCAGAACCTACAAATACACCAAAAATAAAAGACTTTGCAACATCAATATCATGCCACACAGGCGAATTTTTAAAATATTCGTCTGATGTTTTATGTCCTGACTTCCAATATATAAAGTTTTTACTCATTTACTTGTTGCTCTATAAACACCATCCCAATCTTCGGGAAGATTCTCTTGTTCTAACTTATCAATTCGTCTTTCCATCATTTCATAGTAATTAGTTAATTTTCCGTTAAATTCATTTCGCAAATCGTTTAAAAATTTGAGTGCGACTATCCAATGTTGCTGTCTATATAGTTCTAAGAATTTTTCGTGTTGTTGTGTTGCAAACACCCAATTCATAGTTCTATCTAATATATGGTACTCACCAAGCGAAGTATAAATTCTAACAGCATCTTCCTTACCCTTCACAGCAATATTATCAAGTTCTACCAATGCAAATTCTTTATCCATTCTTTTAGCAGTTTCTTCACCTAAAATTATTGGTACTCCATATTCCTTACTTTGTCCTTCAAGTCTTGCAGCAAGATTTACTGAATCACCTAAACAACTATAGTCAAACCTTTGATCACTTCCCATATTACCTACAACCACCTCTCCTGTATTCAATCCAATACCTACATTAATTGGAAGAGAATTTTCTTTTTTCAATTCTACATTTAGTTTATCCAAATGTTCGAGCATTTGGTGTGATGATAAAAGAGCCATCTTGCGTTGTTGTTCAACTTCAAGAGGAGCATTCCAAAACGCCATTATACAGTCACCCATGTATTTATCAATCGTACCACCATTTTTCATGATAATATCTGTCATAGGCGTTAAAAATCTGTTGATTAATTTTGTCAATCCCTGTGGGTCTGTTTTGAATTGCTCACTAATTGGCGTAAATCCTCGTATATCACAGAACAGCAATGTAAGTTCTCTAGTATCACCACCAAGTTTTAGCAGGTCTGGATTCTTCTGTAACTTCTTAACCATTGCTGGTGCAAGGTAATGTTCAAACTGCTTCTTGATTTCCATTCTCTTTTTATGTTCTTCCATAAATCTTAGGAAGGCTGCTATTGCCCAAGCAACAAATACCGTA